ATTTATTACGAAAGGCAGAAAAATCTAATTCACTTATGGGATGATAAGAGTGGATACCAAACGTTTCCATATCGAAAATATGCGTATAAGAAAGACCCATATGGTGAGTATCGTTCTATGTATGGTGATAAATTAACCAAAGTTGGTAAGTGGGAGAAAGATGAAGCTGAGGATTTGTTTGAGTCTGATGTGCCTGAAACTACGAGAGTATTGGTTGATATATACGATAACGATTTACCATCAAATGGGCATAGAATTTTAACATTTGATATTGAGGTGGAAATGGTATCAGGTTTACCAAATACAAAAGAAGCCAAAAACGAAATCACAGCAATTGCTGCACACGATGGAGCAACTAAATTGTATGATGTATTCGTATTGGATAAAGAACGTAAAGTTAAAAATAACGCAACGAATTTTAACAAAGATGGTAGAGAAGTAAAAGTTCACATCTTTGATAATGAACGTAATCTACTATATGCTTTCCTTAATTACTATGAGGAAATTAACCCAACAATTTTAACGGGATGGAATATTGACTTTTTTGATATTCCTTATTTATTTAATCGTATTAAAAATGTATGCGGCGAAGGTAATGCTAAACGATTATCACCAATAGGCGAATGTTTTTGGTCACCATATAGAGAGAAGTGGAGTTTTGGTGGTGTATCCATTTTGGATTATATCAATCTATATAAAACATACACTTACACATTAGAAGCTTCTTATACCCTAAACTATATCGCTACCAAAGAATTGGGTAGAGGTAAGGTTGAGTACGAAGGAAGTTTAGATGATTTGTTTGAAAATGATTTGGAGAAATTCATTGAGTATAATATTGTCGATGTGGACTTGGTTGTAGCAATGGATGAGAAACTTCAGTTCATTGAATTATGTAGAGCAGTTTGTCACGCCGGATATGTACCATATGAAGATTACATATTTTCTTCTAAGTGGTTAGAAGGTGCTTGTTTAGGATATCTTAAAAAGAAAGGATTGGTAGCAACCAATAAACCAAAGGATAGAAAGGAGAGAATGCAAGCTCTTAGAGATAACAATGAAGAGAAGTTTATCGGAGCATATGTGAAAGAACCTATTGTTGGTAAGTATGATTGGATTTATGATTTGGACTTAACATCTCTATATCCATCAATCATTATGACTCTGAATATCAGTCCCGAAACTAAAGTTGGTAAAATTCAGAATTGGGATGCGGAGGAAAATATTAGAGGAGTTGAAAAAACATATAAGTTAGTAGGTAAGGATGGTGATACTTACGAATATAGTACACAGGAATTAAAAGAAGTTATTAAAGATAGTAATTTAGGTGTTGCTGCAAATGGAGTCCTTTATACACAAGATAAGCCGGGTCTAATCGCAGATATTTTAAATGATTGGTTTCAAAAGCGTGTTGAGTTTAGAAAATTAGAAAAAAAATATGGTGAAGCGAAAGATACGGAAAAGTATGAATTTTATGCTAAGAGGCAGTTGGTTCAGAAGATTCTTCTTAATTCTATGTATGGTGTTCTTGGTCTTCCTGCCTTTCGGTTTTACGATATTGATAATGCAGAGGCAGTTACGATTACGGGCCAAACTGTTATTAAGAAAACAGCAGAGATGGCAAACATCAAATATTGGAAGGAACTCGGAACTAAAGAGGATTATAACGTTTACATTGATACTGATTCCATTTATATGATGGCAGAACCTTTAGTAAAGCATAGACATCCAAATTACAAAGAGTTTGACCAAAACCGAATGGCTGAAGAGGTAAACACAATCGCCGAAGAAACACAAACATTCTTAAACTCATTCTATGATATGTTGGCAGAAAGATTCTTCTTTATACCAAAAGATAAGCATAGATTTGAGATTAAAAAAGAGTACATAAGTAAAGCAGGATTTTGGGTAGCAAAGAAAAGATATGCACAATGGATGATTTTAAAGAATGGTATTCCTTGCGATAAGTTAGATGTGAAAGGATTGGATGTAGTTCGTTCATCATTTCCGAAAGCATTTCAGGACTTTATGGCTAAGATGTTGAAAGATATTTTGATGGGTAAAGATAATGCATATATGGATGAATCGCTTTTAGATTTCAAAAAGAATATGATTAATTTACCAGTAAACAAAATAGCAAAGGGTGGAGCAATCAAAGAGTTGAGTAAATACGATGATGGTACTTGGAGAAAAGATAGTGGATTATCCATTGCTAACTTTGAGAAAGGAACGCCGGCGCACGTTAAAGCCGGTATCACTTACAATCGATTATTGAAATTCTTTAATTGTCCATATAAGCACGAACCAATTAGAGATGGTGATAAAGTAAAATGGGTATATCTTAAAAACAACCCATTAGGATTAGATACGGTAGCATTCAAAGATTACAATGACCCGAAAGAGATTATGGATTTCGTAGAGCAATATGTTGATAGAGATATGATTTATAAAGCTGAATTAGAAAACAAAGTAGATGATTTCTATAAAGCTCTAAAATGGGAAAAAGCATCAACAGAAGCTCAAACGGCTAAGAAGTTTTTCTCCTTTTAATTTGGAATATTAAAAAGTTTTTCTTATATTTGTAACAATAACATAAAATTTAAAAATTAGATTATGAACAAAAACAATTTACAAAGATTCATTCAAAAGTATTCACTTGGTGGAGTAATTGAATCGGTAGCATGGAACGCAGAAGGAAACAAATTATCTGTACGTTTCATTTCAGATGACAAGACAATGTTAGGTGAAGTAGATTTTAATGGCTTTACATCAAAACCATTCAATGTTGGTATTTACACTACATCATTGTTAAAAAATTTATTAGGTATTTTGGATAATGATTTATCCTTAAATGTAGATATGGTTGGCGATAAAGCAACTGTATTAAAATTAGTTTCTGATGAAACCGAAACTTCTTATCAATTGGCTGATTTGGGTGTAATTCCTGCGGTACCTGATTTGAAGCAATTGCCAGAATTTGGTATTAACATTGAGATGGCATCAACTATGATTGATAAGTTTATTAAAGCAAAAGGTGCGTTGAGTGATATCGATACATTCACTGTGTTTACCGAAGGTGGCGATTTGAAGATGGCTATTGGTTATTCAACTATTTCTACAAATAGAGTAACATTCACTTGTGAAAAAGGATTTAGTGGTGAAGTTAAACCAATTTCATTCTCCGCTAAGTATCTTAAAGAAATCTTAACGGCTAACAAAGAGGCTACATCGGCTAAATTAAAAGTATCAGTAGATGGTTTAGCACACGTTGAATTCATTATCGATGAGTTCGTTTGTAAATATTATTTAGTAGAAATTCAAAATTAATAAAATGGCAGAGCAATTAGACTTATTTCCAGATTTAGAGCCAATACAGCAAGGTTCTATTGAAATAGAAGAAACAAAAGCTATCGAAGATGCTGAATGGTGTTTTCAATTCTTTAACAACGAACCAGTTGTTTTCGGATGGAATGATGAAGGTTCAACAGCAACCGCATTGGTATTACAAATTCAACCAAAGGAATCAGATGGATTAACTTTCCAACAAAATGGAATGACATTCAAAATTTTTCCTAGACCAATTAGCGAAGAATCTAAAAAACAAAGAAAAGAAGAAAATGCAAGTAAAAATTAAAAAATTACATCCGAAAGCAGTAATTCCTAATTATTCAAAGCCGGGAGATGCCGGTATGGATTTGGTAATTACATCCATCATTAACGAAAATAAAGAAGATATTTCATATGGATTTGGAATTTCTTTAGAAATACCTGAAGGATATGTGGGATTAGTATTCCCACGTTCATCAATCCGAAAATACGATTTGTTTTTAACAAATGCAGTGGGAGTAATTGATAGTGGATATAGAGGAGAATTGCAGGCAACCTTTAAAAAAACAGGTCCTCACATTTATGAAGTAGGTGATAGAGGTGCACAAATCATAATCTTACCATATCCGCAAATTCAATTTGAAGAAGTAGGAGAATTATCTAACACCGAAAGAGGCGAAGGCGGATTCGGTTCAACTGGAAAATAATATGAGTTTTTTCGCAAACGATATAAACAAAAGAGAACATAGTTTGTGGGTGGAGAAATACCGCCCACAAACTCTTGCTGACTATGTTGGTAATGAAACCATCAAAGAAACAATTCAGCAATATTTAGATGCAAACGATATACCACATTTGTTGTTATACGGAAAAGCGGGTACTGGTAAGACCACACTTGCTAAACTAATCGTAAACACAATCAAATGTGACTTTATGATTATCAACGCATCGGATGAAAACAATGTGGACACCGTAAGAACAAAAGTTAAGAATTTTGCATCATCGGTTGGTTTTGCAGGTTTCAAAGTAATCATCTTAGATGAGTTTGATTATATGACACCGGGAGCACAAGCGATTTTGAGAAACTTAATGGAAACATTCAGTAAGCATTGTCGTTTTATCTTAACCTGTAATTACATTGAAAAAATCATTGACCCTATTCAAAGTAGATGTCAATCGTTCGCAATCACACCTCCGACTAAAAAGGATGTAGCAGTTCAGGTAGCAAAGATATTAGATGCTGAAAAGATTAAGTATGAACCAAAGAATATGGCTGATGTGATTAATTCATATTATCCAGATATTAGAAGAATACTTAATACTTGTCAATTACAATCTGCAAAGGGAGAATTGAAAGTAGACCATAGAGTAATGGTTGAAGCAAACTTTGCAACTAAACTTATTGACCTTTTAAAATCAAATGATGATAAAAGAAATATGTTTATGAAGATTAGACAAGCAGTAGCAGATAACAAACTAAATGACTACTCCGAAATGTATACAATGTTATATGATAGAGTAGATGAATATGCAAGTGGAAATGTAGCAAATACAATTTTGACAATTGCAGATGGTCTTTCAAAGGATGCATTAGTTGTAGATAAAGAAATAGTGTTTATGAGCACAATTATTCAAATTTTAAACATAATAAAATAATGGAACAAGGAATGAACCAATTACCGCCGAATTTTAATTTAAACGATGCGAGAGATATGGATTGTGAATGTGGTGGAAAAATATTTTTACCAGGTTACAGATTCAAAAAAATTAGTAGATTATTAACAGGAGCACCAAAAGATTCGGTTATGCCTATTGAATTGTATGTGTGTGCAAGTTGTGGAAAACCTTTAAATGAGTTATTACCACAAGAATTACAAGAATCAAAAATTATCGAATAATGGCAGCTAAAAAGTTATTCGACCATCTGAATGCAATTACTGCAGAGCAAGACCCAAACTATTTCGATAAGTTATCGGAAGAGGATAAGAAATCTTGGAGTAACTTTATGATTAACCGATTCCTTTCAATGAAACCGGAGTGGGTTGAAATGATTGCAACCTTATTACCTTTGACTCAAACATTACAACCAAAGGAAATGTATAAATTGTATATTAGTCTTATTCCAAAGGGTAAACAATTTTTAAAATATACAAAAGGAAAATCGGAAGATAAGTATGAAGAATTTCTTATTGATTTAATTAAAAAAGATTTTCAATGTTCTGAAAAAGAAGCTTTAGAATATATCGAAGTTTTATACTCAACGAGAGAGGGTAGAGAAAACATTAAATATATTTGTGAAAAATACGGAACAGATAAAAAACAAATTACAAAACTGAAGTTAAAAATATAATGCTTAATAAAAAATATTTAGTAGCTACAGGTTGTTCATTTACAGATGGACATTTATTACAAGAAGCCGGTTCTTGGGCTACATATTTTGCAAATAGAAATAATTTAGAATGTATTAATTTGGGAGTGGGTGGAGCAGGAAACGAATTCTTAACTTCCAATTTAATACAATATGCAACCATAAATAAAGATATAGCTGAAAATGCTATTTTTGGAATTCAGTTAAGTGAGTGTTTAAGAACATTAGTTTGTTTAGATTTTCCAGATGTAAATGGTTTTCCCAAATATTGGCACATAACACCTGCACAATTTATAAGAGAAAATGGATTTGGTGGATGGGATTTATCATCATATCATACAAAGTTTATTTATGATAATAAATTTGCATTGGCACCGTTTTATATGAATGTAACAAATTCTGTATTAATCTCAATAAATGCAATTATTTCTTTGGTAGATTTTTTTAATAAAAATAATTATCCATTTTTTATATTCGATGGTATTACTAAAGTTATTCCTGAAAAAGTAAATGATAAGTGGCAATTAATAAATCCAAATCAAAATAATGATTGTTGGGATGTGGATGTTGCAGAAGAACAACCTTCTAATTGGATTTTTTATAAAAAAGAAGCAAAACCCATTATACATAAAAATATTATAAATTATATAAATTCAATTCCTAATTATATTTCAAAAGATAAAACTCTCAAATTTTATTTAGAAAATTTAGGACAAGAAAAATATAAAAATTCTAACTTTTTCTTTGAAGGAAATCAAGGACATCCAAATTCAGAAGGATGTAAAGAATGGGTAGAATATATTCAGCATAGTGTTGAAAAATTATTTGGTGTTTACGAATAATTTTAGTATCTTAAAAATATTATGGCAAGAGTATCATTTTCACAATATAGTATGTGGAGTTCATGTCCACAGCAATACAAATTAGCATACATAGATGGTTTATCAGAATCATCTTCAAATATACATTCTATATTTGGGACCGCAATGCACGAAACTTTACAACACTATTTAGAAAAGTGTTTAAGAATTTCTAAATCCCAGGCCGATAAAATGATTGACTTAAATGAGTTTCTCAAAGAAAGAATGAGAGAAACTTATTTAAAAGAAACTGGTGGTGAATTGGGTTCTACTATTTGCACAAAAGAAGAAATGATTGAATTTCTTTATGATGGACAAGTATTATTAGAATGGTTTCAAAAATCTAAAAACTTCAATAAGTTTTTTTCGTTAAAACACGATGAATTAGTAGCAATTGAACAACCCATAAACACAAAGATTGCAGACAATGTAAACTTTATGGGTTTTATAGATTTGATTATTAGAGATACATTTACTGGCAAATATAAAATTATAGATTTCAAAACATCTACAAGAGGTTGGAGTAAATATCAAAAATCAGATCCAGTTAAAAATGCACAAATACTTTTATATAAAAAATTCTATGCCGAATTACTAAACATTTCGGAAGATATTATTGATGTTGAATTTATTATATTGAAGAGAAAAGTTGAAGTAAAAGAAGATATACCAACGCATAGAATGAGTAGACATGTTCCAGCAAATGGTAAACCATCTATAAATAAAGCATGGAAAGGTTTTAAAGAGTTTGTAGACACCGTATTTGATACGGAGGGTAATTATAACCTCAACATAGAATATCCTAAAAAAGCAACTAAACTTTGCGAATGGTGTGAGTTTTTTGAAAGAGGATTATGTGATAGAGGATTAAAAAATTTAAATTAAAGCAATATATATTTAAAATTAGTTATGGCAAAAAAGAAAATTCTGTTACTTTCAGATGATTTAAGAATGGCGAGTGGAATCGCTAACGTTTCTAAACAATTGGTATTAGGAACGGTTGATAAATATGATTGGGTTCAATTGGGAGCCGCAATAAAACATCCAGAAGCCGGCAAAGTATTAGACTTAACGGAAGATGTTAGACAAAGAACGGGTGTTGAAGATGCATCCGTTAAAATTTATCCATCCGATGGATATGGTAATCCCGATGCAATTCGTCAATTGATGATGATTGAAAAACCAGATGCAATCTTACACTTTACTGACCCGAGATATTGGATTTGGTTGTATGAAATGGCGCATGAAATTAGACAAACTACACCATTATTTTTTTATCACATTTGGGATGATTTGCCAGACCCAAAATACAATAGAGATTATTACGAAAGTTGTGATTGGATTGGATGTATTTCAAAACAAACTTATGGTATTACTAAAAGAGTTTGGAGTTGGGATAAGGAAAAACATTGGACTAAACCGGAAGATTGGCAAGTGAGTTATGTTCCACATGGTATTAATTCAGAAGATTATAAACCTGTTGATGTTCCAGAAGATTTTAAGAAAAGTATATTTGGAGATAAGGAATATGATTTTGTATTGTATTGGAGTAATAGAAATATTCGTAGAAAACAACCAATAGATGCGATGTTGGCATTTGATGAGTTTAGACAAACTCTAAGACCCGAACAACAGGATAAAGTTTGTATGTTAATGCATACTACTCCTGTTGATGAAAACGGAACGGATTTACCTAAAGTAGCAGAACATTTGATGCCTGATACAAATATCATTTTTGCACCAAATAGATACACAGAAGCGGAATTAAATTATCTTTACAATTTGGCAGATGTAACAATCAATTTGGCTTCAAACGAAGGATTTGGATTAGCAACTGCAGAATCTGTAATGGCTGGAACCCCAATCATTGTAAATGTAACGGGTGGTATGCAAGACCAATGTGGATTTAGACAAAAGGGAAGTGGTAAGTTATTAACAGCAGAAGATTATGTAGAGATTGGTTCTTTGCATGATAGATATAAAAAGAACACTCACGTTTGGGGTGATTGGGTTAAACCAATTTGGCCAGTTCGTTCAACAACGGGTTCGGTTCCTACTCCATATATTTTTGATGATAGAGTTGATTTCTTGGATGTAGCACCATTGATTAGAGAATGGTATGATATGGGTAGAGAAGAAAGAAAAGCAGCAGGATTAAAAGGTAGAAAGTGGATGTTAGGGGATGGAAATCTAAGTAGAGAATATATGTGCCAATCTTTAGCCGATGGTATGGAAGGTGTATTTGCAAATTGGAAACCTATTAAAAAATTCAATTTAATTAAGTTATAATATGAAACCAACATTAGTATTTCAAGCACCAATAGCAACAAGAAGTGGATATGGTGACCACTCTAGAGACTTGTTACATTCTTTATATAAATTAGATAAATTCAATATTAAAATAATCAGCACACGTTGGGGGCAAACTCCAATGGATGCATTAAATTATAGTAATGAATTCCATAAATGGATAGTCGATAATATCATACCACAAATTACAGAAAAACCTGACATTTATATACAAGTGACTGTTCCAAATGAATTCCAAGCAATTGGGCATTACAATATTGGAATAACAGCGGGTATCGAAACCACAGCATGTGCTTTGGATTGGATACACGGTTGTAATAGAATGGATTTAATTATAACACCATCCGAACATGCAAAAATCAGTTTAGTTGGAACGGTTTATAATGAGGCAAATCAACAAACAGGACAATTAATACGTCAACATAGGATTGAAAAACCTGTTGAGGTTTTATTTGAAGGATTTGATGAAAACGATTTTGGAACAGATGTAGTAGCTAGTGTTACTGAATTAGACCAAATCAAAGAAGATTTTGTATTCTTATTCGTAGGACATTGGTTGAAAGGTGAATTGGGTGAAGATAGAAAGAATGTAGGAATGATGATTAAAACATTCGCAATGGCATTTAAAGATGAAAAAGTAAAACCCGCTTTGGTATTAAAAACATCGGCAGCTGGGTTTAGCGTATTAGATAGAGAAGCTACGATTTCAAAAATAAAACATGCTTTGGGAAAGGATTATGGTAAAGTTCCTGTATATTTGATACATGGTGATATGACCCCATCCGAATTAAATGGATTATATGAACATCCAAAAGTAAAAGCAATGTTGAATTTTACAAAGGGTGAAGGATTTGGTAGACCACTATTAGAATTCAGTTTGACGGGTAAACCTGTAATCGTTTCT